GATAGCATCTATGCACTCTATACCATCGTGATTAAGTTTATAGTGTTCAGGGCTATTAACTTCATCCCTTACATCAACACCAAATTCAACTTGCGTCATCATCATTATCCTCTTCTTTCTCTTTATCTTTAAAGACATAGTTAGCACTCATAGGTAATTTAGCTTCTCCACTCTCTGCCATCTTCTTATAGTCAGAGAAGGATACTATATCAGCCTTACTAACGACATCTAATCTCTTATCTTGTACTTTATCGATGAACTCCATTCCTTTAGCTGCTACGGCATCACAGTTCTCATCCAATAAGGCTAATAAGCCATAAGCAATTATAGTAGCCACTGTAGGTTCTTGTTTCTTAGTGGCAGTAAAGTCAAATATTGATAAATTAAAATTTTGTTTATCATCCTTGAAGGTCTCAAGCATAAAAAGAACACCGGGTTCAGTATCATCATTGTTCATAAACGCACTACCTTCTAGCTTACCACTGTGCATTATGTGGTCTAAAGTCTTCAACCGTTCTAAGGCTTCCTCTTCACCATCATCCATTCTCCGGGCATCCTCTTATCTGCATATAGAAATCCATTCTTTTCACACCACTGAGCATACGTTGTCCTAGACCTCTTGTCAAGTCTATTCCTCGCATTTAAGAACACGAAACGTATATCAATCTCAGGATGCTGTTCCTTGATCAGTAAGTGTTTAGTTCGATCTTGTGAGAAGAAACGTCCCTTAGTTTCTACGTAAAAATCTCCCTCCTTAATATAAAAGTCAGGTGTATATGATTTAGGCTTAGGTATGTAAGTTATTACATCTCTTTCATAATCGGCATCTATATTCCTTTCATGTAAGTCCCTAGCAAAGTTAGCTTCGAATAGGGAACGATACCTTTTCGCCATATTATAGTTCTTCTACCTTGTTATACAATAGCTCTGCTTCCTTGATACGACCTGTTATGTAGTCATAGTATAGCTTTGTGCATTGCCCTGTCAAGCCACTAAACCTATTCTTTATCACACGGACATAAGTGGTGTGTCGCTCTATCATACAATCAGCTTGACCATTACGTTCCAACCCTATTACAATGTCACTTAGTTGACCTATACTGTGAGAGCCTCTAAGATCACTAAGACTGACATTAGTCGAATTAGTCTCATGAGAACCTGACGATGGTCTACGTAGATGAGATACCATAAACAATGAAATACCTAGCTCCTGTACGAGTGTACGCAGCTTGGTGACACAGGCGTCTATAGTCCTACGTTCATCTAGCTCATTACTCTGTGAACTGACTAAGATGGATATATGATCCAAGACGATATAGCGACAGCCCTGCGCTCTAACCAGATAGCGTATACGAGCGATAACATTCTCTATTGTGTTAGAACCGAAGTGGTCGAAGAAGAAAAACCTATCAGAGCCTAGAACTTCATTGAAGGCTCTTTTGTATTCTTCAGGTTCGTACTCACTATTAGGTAAGTGCAAGGGTTTACTTAAATGTAAACTCATCATGCTCTCTGCAGTAGTACGGACATTTTCTTCCATGAACATAAGACCGATGTTATCGTCTGTTTCCTTGAAGATATGAAAGATAATCTCTCGTAAGAAGCTACTCTTACCTATGCCGGTACCAGCGCAGATAGTTACTAGCTCTCCTTCGCGTACGCCGTACGTCATATTATTCAAACCGACAAAGGGATAGTCTACTTTTGATTTAGCTGGACCCTCAAGCAAGGTATCCCATAAGTCCTTACCAGCAACAATACCATCAGGAGTGAAGCTATCGGCATTCCACCAATCAGCTACGAAGTCCGTCTCCTTACCGTGCATGAGATACTCAGACGCATCTTTATAGCGCATCTTCATTATCTTAGCTTTAGGTGACAGTATCTCTGCTGCCTTTCGTGCATTCTCCGCACCGACCTTATCATTATCGAAACATAATACTATGTTATCGAAGCTCATAAGGTACTCATAGTTATCCTCTACATCTTTAGAGGCTCCTGTAATACCTGTCTTCAGGCTAAGACACGGCCATTTATTATCGAACATTTGGTGTGCGGAGAGAGCGTCTAACTCTCCTTCACAGAGTGTGATATATTTACCACACTTCTTGAATAGTTGTTGACCGAATAGACTAGCTTGACCTATGTTACCTTCTGTAAGAAATTCCTTATCCCTACCACGTAACTTATTAGCTACATGTTCATTGTGGTTATTATAATAAGGATAGTAGTGTTTACCGTTACTTGCTACGGTAACTGCATACTTACGACACGTTTCTTCTGATATCTTCCTACGTGTCATCGACATAAGTGAGCCTTTTCCCAAGATATCACTTGTCTTGTTTTTCACTGGGATAACAATATCTTCTTCCATGATTTCTCCATCTTTACGAATAGTTCGACAAGAAAAACAATACGTACCATCAATATATATGGCGAGAGCGTCTCTGCTCCCACAATCAGGACAAGGGATGTGTGCTTCTAATGCCCTGCCCATTAGATTACTTCAGCAACGTTAGGCTCTTTGAGTACTTTAGTAAAGTATTTCGGACCATTAGAATAATCGAATACTCTCAGACCAGCCCCGTCATTACTATGTGACCAGCATCTATCCTTATAGTGACAGAAGACACAGCCATTCTGTAAGACGTAGTTGCCGCTGGTCCCGTGAGGAATGTCTTCATAACATCTATCAGGGATCTTATCAGATTGTACGATCTCTTTTAACTCACGCACTCTCTTGGCAGCATTTATAGTAGAGAGTTCATCCATCATCATAAGAGTAATGTTGCCACTATTCTTATTGATAACGAAGAACGCACCCTCTTCTATGTCCATAGCTTCCATATAGGAGCTTATCTGTCCGATGTATCCGAAAGGATCAGAATTAAATACTCCACCATTTTGAAATTTTTTAAATCCATAATCAGAAGCTGACTTTACATCTACTAGGACACCATCGATAACGGCGTCTATATGCCCCTTGACACCTTCTAAGATAACTTCCTTCTGTTGGTGCTTTACATCGTGACCAGCTTCTTTAGCTAGAAACAATAAGAGAGCTTCTAGGATGTGTCCGTAGAAGAATCTCATACGTAACTGTGGACCTTCTTTACGTTTAATAGGATCATTAATTTCAAACCACAACTGTCTGTTATGGCGTCCTACGGCTGATAGACGTAAACGTTTCCTCTCACCCTCTGAAGGCTCTAAGAAACGAACAGTCTCTTCCTTTAATGTATCTAGGAAATTTTTTAAATTAGTCTTACTGATATCTTCTACGCCAATATCTATTAAGTTCAGTATATCATCTACTAGCGTCGATATCTTCTTTTTCTTTTTTCTTGGCATGTACGCTCCCTTCTCATTAAAATGGGGATTTCTTATGAAGGCATCCCCGGACCCAATGATATTTATTTACCGGATATAATAGACGCTATCATCTTAACCGCTGTTACGCTACGTCTATATTCAGTAGCACCGTCCCTCTCTACCGAATGTGCTTCCCCAATTAGAAAGCTTCCCTACCATTAAAGAGTAATACTAGAGAACGTCAACATCCTCAAAAGGAATGTCAGTGTCTTCATCCAAGTCACTAAGGGTGAAGCCGCCCTCTTCAGCGTCGAGATCACCGCCACCACTCATATTGGCTTCTTTGAAATCCACGACCATCACAGAGTTTAAAGCTGCTCCGATTCCTGTCCCAAATTCATTATTCCAATTGAATGCAGTAACAGAACACTTAACCGTACTACCGTTACCAATGCGAATATGAGAAGGCCACGCATTCTTAGCAGCATCCATGACAGTGGGCAAGTTCTTAGTCTTAGCAACAATGAAGGAACCTTTGTTCTTCTTCTCTCCAGTACCTTCACGAATTTCAAGACCTTTGTCTTTAAGCTTCTTAATGGAAGCTTTATCCAACTGACAGATGTCAATTTGATATTTTTGAGACAAACGATTTGGTTCGAAAAGCTGCGCCCATTGCGCTACGCCTTTCACTATTACACGTTCTAATGGCATATTTATAACTCCTTCTGACATTTAGTGTGTTTCAGCCCAATTGATCCCTGACTTTGAGTCAGCGTTCAAGGGCAACCTTACGCGCAATATACGACCTGCTTCTAACATTGTCAAGTCTGCCGCATACATTATTTTGTCAACATCATCGACGTGGACTTCAAACTGCATCTCATCGTGGATTGTGTTCACCAAATGTGCGCGTAAGCCGTGTTTCCGTATGTAATCATCCATACATATTGACCACTGTTTGCAAGCTATCGCTCCCGCTCCTTGCAGCAATGTGTTCAAAGATGCGTGTTGATGACGTACGAAAATTCTTCTACCATCTAATCCTTGTAGGGAACCTCGCTCTGCCATCCCTTGTACTCGTTCTATCAAAGCGTCTAAGGAAGGCATGTTGGATAGGAAGTCTCGTTTTAATCTAGCACCATCCTTTAACGTACCACCTACGACATGGCCTAGCTTCTCTACACCAGCACCGTATAAGAATGCGTAGATGAAACGCTTTGATTGCGCCCTAGTATCTAAGCCAGCGGCTATCCTATTCACCTCGTGAGGATCACCCTTCAGTACTACGTCTATGTACTCTTTGTCTTTCATGTAATGTGCTAGCATCCTCAATTCTAAGCCTTTAGCATCCATACCGACTATCTTGTAAGAACTGTTAGGAACAGTGAAACATGACCTACATTCCGTACCGTATGGTTTGTCAACTGAGACAATGTTAGCCATATTGGGATTAGAATGGGTCATACGTCCCGTCACTGCGCCCATAGTGTACACACTCCCATGTATCCTATTGTTTGAGTCCAGATTTTCTAACCATGCCTCTACGGTCTTCCAGCGCGTCTCTAGCATCTTCCACTCTGCTAGCTTCTTCGCAGCTTCCGGTGCGTCATCGTGTACAGTATTGAGGTTTTCTTCACAGATTTTAGGAGATCCTTTAGGTGTAAACTGTTTTGGTGTCCAACCATACTCATTGAGTCTCTCTACTATCTGTTTAGGGCTAGCTAGATTAAACTCTTTGAATGTAATAAGAGAGAATGGCCCTCCTACTCCGTCTATGTTACGTAAGCTGACTTTAGACATTGAGCCATCTTTTTTATATTTAGGAGTAACTTCTTGTAGAAATTTTGCCTTCGGTAAGAAGTCCTCCTTGATCTTCTGTTCGATTGCCTTAGCCTTACGTTGTGTCTCTGCGAATAGGTCGATAGCCTTTCTTTTGTCAACGTAGAAACCATAGAGTTTCTGTTTATTTATGACATTAGCTATTTGATGCTCAAGCTCTAAGCTCTTGTCAGAGAACTCCTTGCCCTCTACTAATAAATAAGAATATACCTTCTCTGTAATCAGAACATCACGTACACAATACTCTAACATTTCTTCTGAGTAATGTGAGAAGTCATCAAAGTTTATCTTTTTAAAGCCTAACATTGTTCCCCAGTTGCTAAGAGAATGACCACCATCCCTATCAGGATTATATAATCTAGACATTATCAGGGTATCTTGTATATTACTAAAATTAATCTCAATACCCCATAATCTGTTTAGCGTAGGGAAGTCGAATTCAAGACCGTTATGTGCAATGAAGGTATCATCTGGCTCTATGAACTCCTGTAATACACTCCTATCAGAGAAGTGTATAGGTTCACCCTTATTCAATTCCTTACACACAACACACCAAATAGTCTTAGCGTCTAAGGCATCTGTTTCTATATCTATTATAATTTTTCTAGACATCTTATTGTATTGTTGGTGTCTTAAATTCATTTACATCATTAGAGGTATCATGTATGATTTTCATCATGTCTTCAAACCCTGCTGGTGAAAGTATCATCTTATATATTCTAATAGCATTACACATCATAGCACCAGCAACCATCATACTATTATATCTGTGTAAGAGGTCTTCAAGTTGCTCTAAGAGAACCTCGTGAACTTCTTTCATCATCTCTTCATCTTCATCATCGTACATCTTCATGACTCTTTTCCCATCTATAAAATATATGATCTTCTATTTCTACTGTTCTAATTTTAGAGACTGCCCAAGAAGGTAATATGTAATCAGCGTGGTAGTGAGT